TGGTACACCACTTATTTGCGTGGTGGAGCAATCGACAAAACCATCAGCTTGTACATGGACCAGTCCCTTCGTAATGTGAAGTTATGAACTACCAAGCAATCCGCGCCGCCGTCGAAAATCCGCTGCTGACAGCGTTTGGTGCCCTTGTGCCAGCAGTTCCTGTCTACTTTGACAACATCACCGCCGTCCCACCCAACACGACCACTGAATACGTCCGAGTCAACGTCACCTTCGGCATCACCAACGAACCCACCTTGACTTCCAGCGTGGATAATGCCCGTGGCGCAATAATCATTCGCATTTTTACGGAAAAAGGTCGCGGCCCCGCCCGCAACCAAACCCTGCTGACCACAGCAGTCAACGCCCTTGAAACGTTAAACAATACGGCCAAAACAAATAGCGGCGTCTTTTTCCGCGTCGGTGAAATAAATGGCCCAACGTTCTCCGCCACAGAAGATGCGCCCCATTTCGTGGGTCGAATTGACACCTCCTTCGTTGCAACTGTTCTGTCCTAGATAATGTTTAGGACAGGCGCTAACCTGTAATAAGCCGGGCAGTGCCCGCCCAGAAACCCCCGCCTCTTGGTACGCCCTTATGGCCACCACCGTTCTGTCCGGCACGTCCGGCGCTCTCTACTACAAGCCCGCTGGCACCACCGGTTCGTTCGGTGAAGCTGGCGTCAACATCAGCACCGACGTCATCACGGTGCAGCCCTACCTGAACTTCAAAGTCGGCGATCCCGTCAAGTTCAGCGTGGTGAACAGCCAAACCGGCGGCTCCGGCACCGGCACCCTGCCTGCCCCTATCTCGGCAGCCACCACCTACTACGTGCTGAGTTACACCGCTGACACTGGTGCGCTGACCGTCTCCACCAGCGCCGGTGGCACCATCCTCGCCATCACCGACGACGGCACCGCCGTTACCCCCAACGAGTTCCAAGTCGCCTACGCCGACTTTGCCGTTGTGGGCCAAGTCCGCGACTGGAGCTTCGAGATCAGCCGCGCTGAAATCGACGTCACCACCATCGGCCAAACCCCTGGTCAGTACGTGCCCTTCCGCACCTACATCAGCGGCTTTGGCGACGGCACCGGCACCGCCACGGTCTACATGACCAACGAGGACGCCGCCCTGTCCAACCGCATGATCCAGGACGTGCTGCAGCGCCAGCAAGACGGCGCCGCCTTCAAGCTGTACACCGACCGGGTGTTCAGCGGTGGCAGCCTGAGCGAGACCCTCAGCCGCTCGATCAGCTTCGACGCTGTGCTGACCTCCGCCAGCCTGAACATCAACCCCGACGACGCCCAATCGGTGACCGTCAACTTCCGCCCGGCTGGCACCCCCACCTTCGACTTCTCCCAGTCCTGATCCAACTCAAAATCAGCACTCGGCCCCAGGCAACTGGGGCTTTTTGCTGTCTAGTCCGCTACATTAGAAACATAAACAAGCACTTTGTATGCCTGTTCCCGTCCGCGCCATTGACCGCCTCCGCAAGGCCGCCAACCTGGAGCCCGCCAAAAAGACCGTCACGCTTAGCGACGGCACCGACTTTGAGATGTGGGTAACTCCGCTGACCATGGCCGAGCGCGAACGCGCCCAAAAACAAGCCAAGTCCGACGACGCCAACGCCTTCGCCCTCCAGCTGCTCATCACCAAAGCTCTGGACGACACTGGCGCCAAGATCTTCAACGCTGGTGAAATCGACGTCCTGAAGAACGAAGTCAAGGACAAGGACCTGCAAGCCCTGATGCTGGCGATCCTGACCGACGGCGAGGAGCCCATCGACCCAAAATCCTGAGTGCCGAGCTTCGGAAAGACACTTGGCTCATGCTCCAATTCGGAGTCGCCAAAGAGCTAGGCAAAACCCTTTCCGAAATCAGCACCACGATGACCACCGAGGAATTGCTTGGCTGGAGCGCCTACTTCCAAATCCTGAACGAGGACCAGCAAAAGGAACTCGACAAGGCCAAACGCCGCCACTAACCCCGGCGGCTTTTTTACGGCGTAAACTGAAGTACCAGAGTGTGACGCGGCGCCGTGGCCTATACAGCCGACATCAATATTGTCGTAAGAGGTCAGGCCGCAGTTAACAAACTGCAACGCGATTTAGATGCACTAGCCACAAAAATAGACGACATAACAAAACGTCGCATAGGGCCGTCTACGGCACTAGAAACATTTAATGCACAGTTAGCCGAAGCCAAAAGACGACTTAACGAAGTTGCCGCTGGAACATCTGCTGAAGCAGAGGCTATTAAAAATTATGTCACAGCATTAGGTAATGCTAACGCTGCTTCAGATAGACAAAATAAACTAATACAAGAGGAAATAGGGCTTCGGGAAGCCGCTACGGGGCAAGTACAAAAACTTGCCGACAGACAAGCAGAATTTACCGCTCGCACTAATGAAGCAGCTCAAGCGGCCCACAGACAAACTGCTGAGTTTATTAGACAGCAAAGAGTAGCTAAGCAAGTTGCAGCACTAAATGCCTCTGCACCTGCTGCCCAATTACTGCTCCCTGCAGCTGCCCCCGGATCTCCAGAAATGAGCGGCGGCGCTCGTCGCCGAATTACCGGTCCTGTGGAACGCCTTGGCGGCGCACGCACCGAAGACCAAGCTGCAATGGCCTTGCGCTTCGCGCAGGCTCTTGAAGAACAAGTACGCCCGTTAAGTCAGATACAGGCGCTATACGCGGGGATCGCTGGTCAAGCGGTAAAACTGCAGGGGATAAAGGCTCTGCCCGACTCCACAATGCTTAACGCTTCTGCAAGAGGTATTAAGCAACTTGAACTAGGTCAAGACAGTTACAACCGCGAACTTAAAGAATCGGCAGATCGTATTCAGCAACTTGACCGACTTGAAGAAAGCCGTGCCCGTAGGGCGCGTAAATTACAAGATAGACAAGCATATTTTAACAACGAACCCGCATCATCAGTAGCAGGTCCAGGAGGCTTTGGCACTGCTATGCGTGGTCGTGCTGGAGGCGCTATCAGTAGTGCAATTATTGGTGGCGGCTTTCCTCTACTGTTCGGTCAAGGAGCAACTGCGGCAACAGGCGGTGCCATTGGCGGTTTAGCCGGCGGTCTTCTCGGAGGAGGTTTCGGCTTCGCGCTTTCTATTGCTGGTACGGCTATCGGAGATATAATTACACAGTCGGAAACATTAAATAAATCTCTGGCAAATCTTAATTCTAGTTTGTCTTCAACTGGCAACACATCGACTACAACGGCAGATGACATAAAGAGCTTGGCAAAAACACTGCAAATAACAAATGACGAAGCTCTAAAGCTAGTAAATACTTTTAGCCAGTTCGGAGACGCCCAAACGCGAGAGGCTTTGGCAACGCTGTTTGGGGGCGTTGGAGGAGCAGCTACATTTGAAGCTATTGCCCGCGCTGGAATAGACGAGAAAAACGCGCTGTCCTCTATCTTTGAACTGCGTAAGTACATTGGTACTGAAGCTGCCAATCAATTAGCGTTACAACTAAATACAGTTGGAGCAACGCAAACTCAAGCCACTCTACTAAAACTTGTAGTTGAAAGAAGCATACAAAGTGCCGTAGCTGCTAAGAGTCAAGTGCAGTTTACGGATAATCTGCTAAGTACGTGGGAAAATATCGTTGCAGGCATTGCAGGCGCATTAAGCCTAGCTATTCAATTTATACAAAAAATGCGCGAGGGTAGTTTACTGAGACTACCCTTCCTGGATCAAGTTGCTGCTGCGCTGGAAGGTGTAAGAGCCCGCAGCGGTAAGCAAATTGCTACACAAAATGCGGCTGAACTTGAAAAACAAATGCGGGCTGCTGTTGAAGCAGCAATGAGAGGTTTGACGCAAGAAACAGGAGCTTTGGGATTACAAAGTGCTTTACAGGATCAGTACACAGCAAAACCCAAGGGACCTGAAAGTCGTGCGGGGCAATTAAAAGAAGAACTTGCAGCAATAGTAGCCATCGGTGAAGCAGAAGACCGCATCAGAGATTTGCAGTTCCAGGGTAGGGACTACACAGCATTGGCAGCAGAAGAAGACAAAATTAGAGCAGATATTGAACGCGATCGCGTAAAAGCTCTTTTAAGTGCAAATTACGCTAGCGAAAAAGGTCTAATTAACCAGATTGCCCTGGCACGTCTTGAAAACTTGCGTTTAGAAACAGCGGACAAGGCTCGGGCAATCAATCAGAAGAAATTTGAAGACGAGTTGCAGGCAGCAGCTGCTGTAAGGCAAAGCGTGCAGTCGTTTGTGCAGATTCGCAAAGAGCAAGAGTTCCAAGCTCAATACGCTAAAACATACAACCGCCTTGTTACCGAAGGTTTGCTGCCCGCAGAGGCACAACGAATTGCTAACTACGAAAAAATGATTGCACAGCAACTAGATGCTGTGGCAGAGCAAATTAAAATTACGGACCTTGCAATTATTGAGGCTAAGGCTCGTGGTGCAAGCACCGTTGAACTAGAAAAACAACTCAAAATCTATAAAGATCAGCAAGATGCTATTAAAGGTGAAGCTGCAAAAGGCCCCGGTGAAGGCCCTACAGATCGCCAACGTCTAGAAGATCAAATAGCAAAACTACGCGGCGAGCTAAACACGCTGATTGATCCCATTAATCAAATTACAGCTGCTGCTGAAGGCATTGGATCCGCCTTCGCCAACTCCTTCAAAGGAGCCATCTCGGGCGCCATGACCGCCCAGGAAGCCCTCGCCAGCTTCTTCCAAAGCGTGGCCGATCGTTTCCTTGACATGGCGGCCCAGATCATCGCCAAGTGGATCGAAATGTCGATTCTCAATAGCGTCCTTAGCCTTTTCCCAGGCGGCGGAATGGGTCTTGGGGGTGCAACGGCCGCTGCGGGCAAATTAAATCCTGCTGTCGGATTTGGGGTTGGCCCTATTGGATTTAGAGCAGCAGGCGGCCCCGTATCTGCTGGCTCGCCCTACATCGTCGGCGAAAAAGGCCCCGAGTTGTTCG